CGGTTGTATTCACACTGGTATTAGCAGTTAAACTTACCCCACTGAAGGCTGGTGCTGTTTTATCCACGGTGAAAGAACTACTGGTAACTGTTGTCGCCGCATTTCCTGATGCATCGCTTACATTTGCGATAAATTCAAAAGTCGCTCCGTCGGTCAAAGCCTGTAATCTTGCTGCAGAAATAGTTATTGTAGTTGTATTGCTTGCTATGGTTCCTGTATAATTATATCCGTTAAGATAAAGAGTTAATACTTGTCCATTTTCTACCCCAGATGTGGTTACCGTTACTGTCTGGTTAGATTGTATATGAGTAGCGTTTAAAATGTTACTGTTCCAAGAGAATGCGCTCGTTGTTATGGGATTGGTTTGAGCCATTATACTAAATCATAATATTTTTTTTTTTAAAAAAATAAATACCTTATAATAGTATAAAATTGAAATAAATACAATTTAATATTATTTATTAAACATGTCATTCAGTCAAACAAAATTGTCTAAAGCTGAATGGGTAAGCACTGAAATACCTGCATCAGATGAAGAAAAACAAATTTACAAACTTATAAAAGACGGGTTCCATAACGTATCGTTATCTTATAATACTTCCCAATGTTTGGAAGACTTTTTAAAAACAGAAGATAGTGAATTAATGAAAACATATATATATGAACTTTATTTAGCTGATAAAATAAATAAACTATGTATTAAATATAGTATATCTCCTCCGGATTATCAAATCCTAAATATTAAAAAAATAAAAAAAGCCGATAAAATTAGAATAGAGCATTCACAGGATAAAATATCACAAAAAAAAGATAATATTATAGAATTTATTTTACTAAACTATGTAAGTCAATTAGTAAAATATTACAAAGATGGTAAAAAAAAATGGCTAAAACAATATTATACGCTCTCCGTTTTATACAAATATAATTTTAAAAATATCAATTTTATATTTTATAATTGGTTAACAACTATTTTACAAAAATATAATCCTATTATTTCAAATGAATTATATGAACAATTTTTAGAAAATATTAAAGATAATATCGAAAGCAATGAAGTAATATTAAAATATAAAAATAAAGAACTATATGAACATCAAAAACAGCTATTTTCGTTATTTAATGCTCCTGATTCTTTTGAAAAATCCAATTTGGTCTTTTATTGCGCACCTACAGGTACTGGTAAAACACTATCACCCATTGGTTTATCTGAAAAATATAAAATTGTATTTGTATGCGCTGCAAGACACGTTGGATTATCACTTGCTAAAGTTGCCGTTAATATTGGAAAAAAAATTGCATTTGCTTTTGGATGTTCTCAAATGGAAGATATACGACTCCATTATTTTGCAGCAAAAGAATTTGATGTTTTTAGAAATGGGAGGAAAAAAGTAAACAATATGGTAGGAGATAATGTCGAAATTATGATTTGTGACATTGCTTCATTTGAAATAGCAATGTTATATATGAAAGCATTTCACCCACTAGAAGAAACGATTCTTTATTGGGATGAACCAACTATATCCCTTGATTATGATACACATCCTTTGCATGATATTATAAAACATAACTGGGAAACAAATTTAATTCCTAATATTGTATTATCGTCTGCAACACTACCGATGACTAAAGATATACCTAATACTATAACCAGTTTTAATTGTAAATTTGAAAATACACAACATACAACGATTTCAACAAGTGATTATTTTAAAACAATATGTATTTTATCAAAAGATGGTAAAAAGGCAGTGCCGCATAAATTATTTGAAAATTATAATGATATTTTAAATTGTGTCGAACATTTAAATAATCATAAAACTTTGCTTAGATATTTAGATTTGGAAGAATGTTCAAAATTCATTATTTATGTAAATGAGCATATTATTATGCATACTAATAAAAAGCAATTGTATTTATGTAATTATTTTCAAGATTTAAGCGAAATCAATATTTTAAATGTAAAACAATATTATTTACTATTGCTTAAAAATATATCTAATAAAAATTGGAACATTGTATACCAACACTTTATGAATGATAAACCAATACCGTGCGATGCATATATTGCTACTACATCTGCATTTACATTAACTCATGGTCCTACTATATATATATCAAATGAAATTGATAAATTAGCAAAATTTTGCGTACAAACATCTAAAATACCTAAGAGCGTACTCGAAACAATATCATCTAATATTGAATATAATCAAAATATACTCGATATTATAAAAAAAAAAGAAAAAGACTTGGAAGATGGGATACAAAAAGATGCTGAAAATGAAAAAAAAATTGCAGATAATCGAATATCGGTAGATATGAAAGCTTTACAACATGAAATATCTCAATTACAAAAACAATTGAAAAATATAATGCTAAATGATGCCTATATACCAAACAGAGCTTCCCATTTTGAAAAATGGGCTCCTTCAGACTTTGTATTTACTAAATCAAAGGTATTTACGTCATGTATGGATGAAGAAATAGTGGAAAAAATCATGTTACTGGAAAACGTAGAACCAATTTGGAAACTATTGCTTCTTATGGGCATTGGTGCTCTTAAATTAAAAAATGATCCAATGTATAATGAAATTATGAAAGAATTGGCTCAAAAACAGCAATTGTACTTGATTATTGCATCCAGTGATTACATATATGGTACTAATTATCAATTCTGTCATAGTTATATTGGAAAAGATTTAGGAAATATGTCCCAAGAAAAACTGATTCAAGCTTTGGGACGCGTTGGAAGACAAAATATTCAACATAATTATACCATTCGTTTTAGAAACGATGAAGTTTTACATAAACTATTTCTTCCAGATACAGAATTTCCGGAAGTTAAAAATATGAATAAATTGTTTGTTTAATATGTTTTATTCGTTAATAGGTACTGCAACAATTATATCATCATAATTAAAATCATCATTAAACCCATATTCTATTATTTCTGCTTCTACTATTTGATTATTTCCTACATTTTCATTTTCACTATAAAAACAAACAATAACACATATTCCTGATATAAAACAAAAAGTTATTCCATTTATAGTGACAATTATTAACCAATATTTATGAAACATTAAATTTAACAATAAATAACCTACTATAAATGACACATAATATAAACTACGATCATTAGTTTCTCTTCTTTGTGTTCTTCGTCTTCTTATAATAGAACGATGCATTGGCATTAATATATATATATAATTATTTTGGAGAAAAAGATACGCCGCATCCACAAGATGTTGCTATCTTTTTATCTGGTGTAAAAATAAATTTACTATCATATATACCTTTTTTCACATCTTCAAATTGGTAATCTATGGTTGTACCAATCAAATATATTTCACACATCGGATCTATGATAACATTTACGTCACTGTTTGTTATTACATTTGGTGGAATTTTTTTTTTTAATAAATTTTCACCTCTCGAGGTATTTATTAGAGACAATCTATAATTAAAACCGTTACACCCACCACCTTCAGCATAAAACATGAAATAACTATTTGATTGAATAGAATTAAGTTTATTCCAAGCACTTTCTGTAATATTGATTATGGATGATTTATTTGATTTTAGAAATGTACGATACATATATTATATATATGTATTATTTTCATTATATAGGTTTCCAATAAGAATTCCAAGGATAAATCAATTCATAATCATCGTAATTTTTATATTTTAATACACGTACACTTGAATGTGCGGGAAAACCATCATTCCAACTATTACCTAACAATGTTATATTTACATATGCCGGTCGCCATATTGGATTAGATACTATTGTACGCTTATTTTCAAAATCTGGATTTTCATCAAAAATATAAAAAGAAACTACAAGTTTACCGGTTTTATGTTCTTTAAATTGTTCTATAAAATATTCCCTAAATTCCATCCAAGGACGTTTAACATAATCAAACATTATTTTGTCATAAATCTTTTTGTAATATAAATCTATATCTGTAAAATCATATATATATTTTACAATATCATATGGCAAATCATTCATATATAAAATATAACTAATCATATTTAGATATTAATACGCGCATCCATGATATTGTTGTATGCACCGGGTTTAGAAAGCGAGTCATGTACAATAATATAAATATCAATAATAATAATAATCCTAATGGTCTGTAAATAATAAATGATATAATGATAAATAAACCTAACAATATAAAAAAACTTTGTAATTGAGTATTTAATATTTCAAATTTTTTTTTCATTTTCATACCTTTTTCGTAATCTTTACAATTAAATTGATAAAATACATCTCCATCCTTACCAGCAGGTTCAAAATAATAATCATGAAAGGTTACGTTTTTAAATATTTTATTTGTTATATATTGCGGTAATATATATAATATAGGTAGTTTTGAAAAACATTTGAAACTATAATAGGGGTCAAAATTTAATTTACGATTATAATCCCATTGTCCAATATTATATAATTGATTAATATTTACTATTAAATCACGATTATTTGTTGCTAAAAGATAATTGCCTCCGCGAGCTAATCGTAGTCCAACTTCTATTATTTTGTCTCCGCGATATTGAGCATTCACTACACCATTATAGGATTTAAAATAACGATTCACCCAATCACTTATTTTACTGGGTGGCTTGGTATTTGGGTCTATATATTTATAATCATCTGTAAATCCATTTTGTTTATCAGAATATTTATAAGTTACCTGATGAACCATGTTTCCTTTATAAAATACGAAATCCGTCATTCCCTCTGTATTTGGTATAAATTCAGACCACATCATGTCTTTTAAATGTTTGAATTTTTTTAATTCATCTGGCTTTTTTATTTTATGGCAGTGTTTAGAAGTGGCCGTTTTATGACCATGTTTTGGTTTAATAAATATTGGAAATTCTATTTTATCAATGTTTATATCTTGTAAATCACCGCATTGCATGTTCTGTGATTTAGCAACCCATAATTTATCATAAACAAAACGATGGTCTTTATTTAATTTATAAGCTTTTAAATCATATACTGGAAGTTTAGATGTAAATGTATATTGAAAATTATCATATTTTTGATCATTTAACCTAAAAAATGAAAGCCAAGGCTTTTCAAAATGAATTAGTGCGTATTTAAATAACTTTTCCATAATGGTATATTTTTCATATAATTCTATTTCATCTGTTTTAGGCTCTTTTTCATAAATAGGCGGCATATATATATACATTAAATTTTTTTTCGTAAGTTATTATATAATGGATCTTTTAAATGAGGTTAAAGCATTTTTCAATCAAAACGGTGGTAAAAGAAGACGTAGAAGAACTAGACGTAGTAAGATGACTAAACGTACTAAAAGAAGTATGCCTAAAACACGCCGTCGTCGCGGTAGCCGTCGTCGTTAAATATTAATATTAAATATATAAATAGTATTTTGCTATTTATATATGTTAGAATTGCATAATTTATCTAATGTTCAAAATTACGTGTTTTTACTTCCTATTTGTTGGGGTATTTATGAATTTAGAAAATTCAGATATGAAATTAATGGAATTCATAAAAAAATAGATGATATTAGTAATAATCGTTTAGAAGAATATCCTTTTTTTGATAATTTAAAAACTTTAGTAGATAAAGTAAATAAAATTGTGAACCTGAGCTAATTATTTTCTTTGCTTATATTATAAATGAAGACTAGAAGAAATCGAAGAAATCGAAGAAATCGAAGAAATCGAAGAAATACTAAAAAGTTTACAGGGGGCATGCGGAGCATGTGGAATCGTCGTAAACCCAATAAGGAAGAACAACCAAATGAACAAAACCCCGAAAAATTTAATCCGGATAAACCGTCGTGGAACCTGATGGAGGGGGAGGATAACCAATCGTCCGACTCCTCCAATGAGTCTAACCTCAATGCGGCGGACCTGGATAATAATCCCGGTAAAAAACCCACAAACACATCGATGTTGAGTAAGATATATAACAGTACTGGCAAGAGCACGTTTTGGAAACGAAATAAAACCCGGCCTGGTGAGGTGACCGGTGATATAGAGCGGACTGGTAAGAATGGTAACGAAAATACCAGCGAAAACGATGCAGAAGAGCCTCAGGGGTCTGACCTCAATGCGAATTCAAATGTGACTGAAACCGGAAACAAATCCAAACAATCGTGGAAGGAGTGGCGGCAAGCGAAGCGAGAGCAGCTTGGGTGGGGGTCTAACCAACGTAAAAATGGTGACCAGAAAAACGAGGCAGAAGAGCCTAACGAATGGAGCCAAGAAGAATGGGGAGATTCTGAGATGCAAGCACGAAGAAATAAGAATCCACCAAAAATAAATAACAACGACTGGGATGCCTCCGCCGCCAACCCTGACGAAGGAAACGGCCAGCAAAATCTGCTCCCAGAAGATAACTCATCATCGACGGAGGGAATTGACAGTAATTGCCGGGACATGGCGAAGAGAGCACTTGACGTATATGCAACCACTGATCCAAACAAAATTAACGATATAGATAATATATTAGAGCGCAACCGCGCCGAAACTTCTTTAGGCGGTGGTGGTAAGCGAAAAAAATCTAAATCAAAACGCACTAGAAGGCGCAGTCGTAAAACAAAACGCAATAAAAGAAAGTTAAAAAAACGTAAGTCACGTAAAAAATAATCAATTTTTATATAATTTTTTCTTTAGGAATTATATAATGAAATTAAAAGTGAAAAGAAAATATAGACATAGTAAATTTAAAAAACATTTTAAAAAAACATATAAAAAAAAGAATAGCACTCATCGTGTTAAAAAACATAAAAAAAACCAAACTAAAAATAATAGAAGAAGAAGTAAAAAATATTTAGGGGGGGCTACGCAGCAGACACCAGGTGATGATAAGGGGACTAAATTATTGCTAGAATCTTTAATGAAGGAAATTAAAAAAATAAGTATAGTAAATTGGAAAAGTAAAAAAAGTGATGAAAAAACAAATTGTAAAAAATTAAACGACCTTGTAGATGAAATGCACAAATTAGAATCGTCTAGTTTATTCGACATCGGCAATATTAATAATAATATCATTGATAAATATGTGAAAGTATATAATATGCAGAATAGTATGTTCGGAAGAAAAGAAGCGAAGCTTGGTAAAATAAAATCTGTCACGTCAGATAATAAAGTCACAATTGAATGGAATGATAAGCCCGGTAAACCAGAAGAAATGAAACTTAAAATAAGAACAAACGATAGTAAGGCATTCACCAAAGGAAAGGAATTTATGTTTGTGGACATTAATGGTGAATATAAATTACCGGTACTGGTACCGGGGTCGTAATATATTATAATTTCTAATCACGAAATTATAATATTCACTTGAAATGCAGCATATTATATGTTATATTTTATATTATGCTTAGTTGGAGTATGCAAGACCACCCATACCACTCATGATGCGGAGTACGTTGTAGTTAACAGCGTATACACGGACCTTGGCGGTGTTGGTTGATTCAACAGTTGCGTTCGAGAGAACGAGCTGGAGGGTAGCGTTGTCAATACGACTCATGTTGCATGTACCACTTGGTTGATGTTCTTCAGGGCGAAGAGCAAAGGAGTAAAGGTTGATACCCGAATCTGGGGTACGGGTGTGGTGCTGCCATGGTTGAACAACATCGAAGTACGATCCTTCACGCTCACTGAATCGGTCTTGGCCGTTAAGCTGTAACTTAGCGGTAACAACTGGGTTTTCTCCCCAGCAGTGCATGTTGAGCGAAGTTTCCGCAAGTACGAAAGTACCAGCATCCGATACACTGGAACCCCATGGGTCGCCGTGGTTAGGGTTAGCACCGTAGTGGCGGTCGTCGCCGCTATCAGGAGTTTGAGCAGTGAACCAGTTTGTTTCGCTACTGTGGCTAGCACTGGTAACATCAACCGCACCAGGAGCCTGGAAAAGATCGTTGTTAATGAAAGCAGTCGCATTTTCAGCAACCGCTTGAGGACCACCGAACGCCATGATGGAGTTAGGAAGAGCATCAATAGCATCAGTGTAGTTGAATGGCTGAGCACCAAGAGCCTTGTAAAGAGTTTCACCCGATTCGAGCGAAGCACAGTAGTCAACGTTAGCATCAGGCTGTACAACCCAGATGAGCTCCTTGACAGGGTGGTTGAAGTTGAGCTTGATCTTGTTCGACGACGAACCAACGGATTCATCACCAGTGAATTGAAGCTGCTCAATGAGGTATTCATGAGGGTTTTGGGCCATACGACGGCGCTCATCGGTATCAAGGTAGATGTAGTCTACGTAAAGTGAAGCCGCTACAAGAGATTGAGCGTAAGCGTTGGAAACCTTTTCGCTTCCCGAACCACCACCGAGCTTGGATACAGCCCAGAGGCACTCGTCAAGCGCGCGAAGGTCGAGGTTAATCTTGACTTCGTGGTATTGAAGAGCAATAAGAGGAAGAGCAAGACCAGGGTTGCGGTTGAACCAGAATTGAAGAGGTACGTAAAGAGTGGTTTCAGGAAGAGCGTTGCGAGGAGCACATACCTGGCGAGGAGCATCCGAGTCACAAGGACCATCAACATCAGCGAATGCAGGGTCAGTTACAAATGTAAGCTGAGTGGTGTTACCGAGCATACTGGCAAGACCAGCTTCTTGGTCTCCAGGCATGGTGAGCTGATCCCAGATGTGCATCCAGTCACCATATTGACGGTCAATGCGCTGACCTCCGATTTCAACTTCTACTTGCTGAATAAGCTGATGTCCAGGGTAGTCTAACCATCTAGCGAAAACATCACCCGAAGTGTTAAGATCTTGTCCAATTTCAGGAAGAGTTACCTGTAAGTATGTGCGGTAAGCAAGGTCACCATTGCGACTGATGGTGCATGTTACACGACGGCCGAAATCTGCCTGTCCGTTGAATGTTTGTTCAATTGATTCCATTGCGAAATTTGTGTGACGACGGTAAGTAACTTTCCAGAAAGTAATTTGTGGATTACCAGTAAGATAAACATCTTGAGCGCCATAAGCTACGAGTTGCATAAGTCCACCTCCCATATTATAATATGCCTAAAGAAAAAAAATTTTTGAATTTTAATTTATTAAATTATCAATATTAAAATTTGATTCCAGAAATTTTTTTAAATAAGAATCCATCAATATTTCTTTAGACTTATTATGAGGCTTAGTAAATATATACGAGTCCTTATTTTTACGTATTGTCCATCCATCTTCTAATGAATTAAATATAAAGGCCATCTTTTGTACCAATATACTGTCTAATTTTATTTTTTTATTATTATTTATAGAAATATCCATAATTATAAAAAAGAAAACAAATAGTAAAATTTAACTATTAAACAAATATTAATTATTAATTATAATGACAAAGAGTCAAAATAAGAAACGACGGGATATTACTGTTGATTCTATTCATAACGAAAAAGTTGCACAATTTGAAAAAAATGAAAATGTAATAATACCTAAATTAGAATCTGAATTAATTGTATTAAAAAAAAAAATAGAAGAATCTTCTAACATTGACGAAAGACTTACAATTATAGACAAAATAAAAGCCCACAATAAAAAAATATCTAAATTAAAGAAACAAAAAAAAGAATATTTCTTAAATAACTCAAAATATTTATTTGAATATTTCGAAAATAAACAAGAAATCAACAAAAATAATAATAAAAAAACATTGTCAAATTTTTTTAACACCCAAGAAGAAGATAAAGATGTTAAAAAAACAAATAATGTTATTGATAAATACTTCAAAAATATTAATTCTAAACACTTTGATATGAATAATTATATTACTGATGTAGACATATGTAAAGAATGTAATAAAGGTGAATTAATACCTGTCAATCATGAAGGTATTTTGGTATGTAATCATTGTAGTAAAAATTATAAATTTTTAGTAGACAATGAAAAACCATCTTATAAAGAACCCCCTAAAGAAGTGTGTTTCTATGCATATAAAAGAATTAATCATTTTAGAGAAATATTAGCTCAGTTTCAAGCGAAAGAAACTACTGATATCCCTGACGATATTATAGAACATATGAAACAACAAATTAAAAAAGAGCGCATTGATATTTCTCAAATGACTAATAAAAAAACAAAAGACATTTTAAAAAAATTAGGATATAACAAATATTATGAACATATACCCTTTATAAAAGATAAATTAGGTATTAAACCCCCAGTGATGACACCAAGTTTAGAAGAAACCTTATGTAACTTATTTATGGATGTTCAAGCCCCTTATGCAAAATACTGTCCTAGAGAAAGAGTTAATTTTTTAAATTATTATTATACAGTGTATAAATTGTGCGAACTTTTAGACCAGAAAGAATTTTTACCTTATTTTCCAATGTTAAAAGACCGCGAAAAAAAAATAGAACAAGATGAAATCTGGAAAAAAATATGCAATGACTTGGGATGGGAATTTATACAAACCGTATAATGAATAGAATATATAAATAATTTATTATCTTAATAGTGTTAATAAATTATTTTAAATATTTAAAGTCCACCTGGGAAACCTACTAAATTTGCTCCAATACCAAATCCTGCACCAGTTCTTGCAGATACAGCTAAACTTGGTACGTATGTATCTAAAATACTGAAAGTTGCCGCAGCCGTCAATGCAATTAAACCAATTTCGTCTAATTTAAGAGATACTTTTGGAATAGCAAATGCAGCAATTGCTACCATTAAACCTTCCACGAGATATTTGATAATACGCTTTACAATTTCCTGAACGTCTAAATTCATCATTATAATAATTGTAAAGAAAAAAATTTACCATATAAAGAATTTTTAATAATATTGTATATAATGGCTAAACAAGTAGCTAGTGTTGATTTGTTAGATGAAGATAAACCAATTGCTGAACAAAAATTTATTTGTTTATCGTTTTTATCACCTGAAAATATATTAAAACAAAAAGAAATGTATTTATTTGAAAAATTTGTTCAAAATTATGATTTTACTAAATCTATGTCTAAATTTAAACAATTTGTAAATTTTATAAGTTTTAAATATGAATTAAATACGGAAGAACTAATGAAAGATATGGAAGAATTTACCGAAGATGAAAAAGAAAAACTATGTTTTGATGCGAGCGATGATTATAAAAACTTTTTAGATCAACACGAAGACACATTTACTCAAAAATTTTTAAAAGAAAATAACTTTCAAACCTCAGTTCGAGGTATTAAAGCTCGAGGGGTTTTTCCTACGTTAGAAGAAGCCGAATTGCGTTGTAAAATGTTAAGACAGGCTGATCCAAACCATGATGTATACGTTGGACCAGTTGGAGTATGGATGCCATTTCATCCAGATGCATATAAAACTGGTCGCGTAGAACATTTAGAAAAAGAACTAAATGAACTTATGCACGAAAAAAATAAAAATGAAGCCAAGGCAAAGATTAAATTTGATGAACGAGTAAAAGAAAGTAAAATGGCAGCAATTGAAGAAAATATGCAAAAAGCGAAAGAATCAAAATCAACCATTACTCAAACGATTAATGATAAAGGAGAACTTATTAATATTAAAAATATGAATACACAAGAAGATAAGGTATTAGGAGCAAATGCGTCCGCCGAAGAAATTCGTAAAGAATTGTTCGAAGGAGAAAACATTGTACTTGATAAAAATAGCGACCATGGACTAGCCGCACTTATGGAAAAGCATAATAATGCACAAACGGAATGATTTATTCAGGAATAAAAGTTGGTTTAATATCTTTTGGATTACCTAATAAAACCGTACCCCAATGTCTTTTAAATTTACTTCGCGGATCGTCGAATCTAGGTCGATTATCTAAAGCATAATATTCAGCTGCTTTTTTATTAAATTCAGTGAATTTGCGTCTTTTATATGGCGTTAACTTACTGTAAGCGTATTGCATTCTATATACGCGTCTCTTATATGGTGACATTTTATCATAGTCTGACCGCTTTATCGGTGTAAAAGTTTTTAAGTATGAGAAATCGGGTATTGGAAAACTCATTATATAAATATACTTATATAATTATTTAAAATAATTGAATTATTTTAAATATTTATTTACAATATAAATACTATGGCGGAAAACATATCAAATACTGGTTTGCAGACAACTCCTGCAGGATGGGTAGTACTTACCGATATTTATGGAAATAATTATTATTTAAATATTTCTACAGATGTAATAAGTGAAACGCACCCATCTAAAGAAAATACATTAAACAAGAAAGCGTCCATTATTTTACCTACACTAAATATATTAAATGTAACAGGAGGGTCGAGTGATATTTTAAATTATTTAAATATGAAAAAAAAAATAGATGATGAGAAAAAAAACGAAACGTCTAAAATATCCAATATTACAACAAATGATAATGCGCAAACTAATACGACTTCAGAAACAAAACCATCTAACACAAAATCTAATAAAAAAAAAAGATGTGATTTTTGTAATAAAAAAAGCTTAATCTTATTTAATTGTAAATGTGGTATTCATACATGTATGAAACATAAATTCCCTGAAACACACTCTTGTACATATGATTTTAAATCAGAAAATGTTTTAGGAGAAAAATGTGATTTTTCTAAATTAAATAAAATAACTTAATCAATATATGAACAAGTTAGTTAGATATTCATTGTATAGTTTATTTATTGTAGTTGTATGGAATATAATTCGTTTTTTTTTGGAAACGATATATGTTAATAAATTGACAGAATCGTATATTAATTTTGTCACTAAATATTATTTGAACTTGGTTATATTTGTATTTTGTTTTTTATTATTATTTATAATTGAACCAATTGTTACTAAATTTGTAAAAAAAAAATTTTCTAATATAGAAATAAATTCTACATAATATTATCTTTATTATACATATATGATAAAGATAATTGTAACAGCATTTACAAATACTAAAAGTAATTTTTTAATTAATATAATACATGGATTGATTTATAATGATGAACCCATATACACGGATATAGAAAAATGGATAGCACATAAATTAATTATCAAAACACACGATACAAATATTGAAAAATTAAATATTACTTATGGAAATAGTTATAATTTATATTTTATTGGTTGTGAAAATGTTCGTCCTTATTTAAAAAAATATTATTCCATGGAAAATGTAATTATATTTAAAACCCCTTCTCTTATTATTAGTGAAACAAATGATTTACAAAATATTGTAGAATATGTTTATAATACATTGCAACCATTTCTTCCGAGTGAATTATTTAATATAGATAAGACTACCATGTTAAATAAAGCTATACAGCGTATATTAAATATGACTGCTGCATACCATATGATTGAAAATAAATATTCAAATGAAACAAATACATTTTATAATATTCATGGTGGCAAGCAAATAAATCAACATAATATTTTATTTTTTATATATGAAAACACAGCTATGTTTGAATATATAAATAATATACTATTTTCTATATTTTTTAAAGAATTTCATGTAGATATAACACCAAGCAATTTATCATCATCATGCATTTGTTTTATATATAAAAAAGATATAGATTCTTGGAAAAACATGAATGAAAAAAATAAAATAACATTTATTTCGTTAGAAAATAAAAATACAAGCGATTCATCTGAAATAATTTTATATAAATCATCATCTGATATTGCACATATATTATCAGTACAAATAAGAAAAATAAATAATTCATATAAACCTCTGCTAGCTTATAGCAAATTTAAAAATACAATATTAAAAGAAAAATTTAACTTATTAGTTATTTCAATGTATGAAAGTGGTGGACAAGAAATGATTCACTATTTTGAAAAAAATGGATATAATTGCAAATCAATATCTTTTGAAAAAATAATATTACATTATCCAACTTCTATACATAATAGCGATATACCTATTGTATATTGTTATAGAAATATAAAAAATGCCTATTTAAGTACTATAAAAAAAGGGCGCTATCAAAATGCTATTTCAAATATATGTAATAATAAAAAACAAATTTCATCTAGTAAAATATTGTTACAAGCCATGATTAAACAATTTCAAAACATGACCTTTTTTGATAATATACATTTCATTAAAACAGATGACTTAAATGACGACCGTTATAATAAACTTTGTACATTTTTAAAAAAAGATTTATTACCCTTTCCTGATCTACATTGGAATAAAACAAATATAAGTTCAAATAATATATTTTCAAACTTTTTAAATGAAATTAAAAATATAGAACTGTATCCCAACGTTATACCAAACATAAAGATTAATACCGATGAAAATATAGTGATAAATAATATAGAAAACGACCTTACACCTAAAGCTATACATAGCTCTGTAAAAAAATTAAAAAAATATAATACAGAAACACCTCCCCCTGTTTATAATCCTAAACTTATGTTATTTACGTCATTAAAAGAACAAACCCGTAAACCAAGAAATAAAAAACATAATCATGTTATTAATAATAAAACAACTTTACCACATCACAAAAAAAAACTATATGTACATCGTAAGAATTTTTTCTTACCATTTTGATTTTTTTACATTTATTTTTACACTATTTTTCTTTCTAACTGAATCTGGGTCATATGCTTCATCTTCGTCATCTGATTGTATTTCTTTCGATATTTCCCAAAACTCTTTAGAACCCAATTTAAAATTAGGATGATGGTCGCCTTTGTACCAAAATATTTGGTCTTTTAATTTATTAGATTTTACATTATTGTCTATTACTAAACATTCGAAATTTTCAGTACATTGATCCATAACTTGGCAAAAAGATTCAAATGTAGGAAACATACCCGCATAATTTTCATATATTCTTTTACGATTTGCAATATAAGGTTCCCTTAAAATAAATACATAATCAATATTTGTTCTTAAATTTGGAGGTATACCTAAAGGATACTGCATTGTAATGACTAACATAATTTTCCAATGACGCCCATTCATAAATAATAATCGCATCATTTTATCTTTTGTCCAAGAATTATCAAATAAACAATCATCCAAAATAACAAATGCTCTAGGATCTATTGATGACCTCTTATACGATTGGATTTCTTTAGTTACTTGCTTTAATACTGCTTTTTGACGTTTTAAAATATTTTCTATAATTGCCGTATTATATTCTTCATGAATAAATAATTTAGGAACATGTTGAGCATAAAATCCATTACCCGCCTCAGTTCCTGATATTACGGTTCCTATTGGTATATCTTGGTGATAATACAATAGATCTCTTACTAAATAACTTTTACCAGTGTCACGCCTACCAATTAAAACTATAACGGGTCCTTTATTTTCATCTGGTCTAAATGAAATCTTCCTCATATCAAACCTTTTTAAATCTAATGTCATATACCCAAATTAGAAAATAATGTAATTATATTTACGTATTTTTAGTTTAAATAGAAATATAAAGACGTATTATTATGAACTTGTACGAAAATTGTAATTCAAATGATCAACTATTTAAAAGTTTTGAAGAAATTAGTGAATCTTCTATTTATGAATGTCAACATTTTATACCTATTTATAATTCTATTTTTTCATCATTAGATAAAAATAAAGATAGACATTTAGAAGGATATTATAATATTCAAGATGTATTGAACCAACAAACATATAACACATATACATGTAAATTAAAAGATAAACATAAAAATATAATTCAGCGTGATGTATTTTTAAAATATAGTCCAATTATTGATCCAATTAAATATTTATTAGGTAAATATGATAATGAAGATAATATAACACTACCTAATATAAATAATGAATGTTCTGAAGATAAAATAAACCGTATTCATAATAGTGCTTATGTCGACGGTTTTTTTTCTTACTTAACATCTTGTTTAAATGAAAATAATAAATTTATTCATGGAATACAATTTTATGGTTCATTTTTAGCAAAAAAACAAAACTTCAAAATTGATATATGTGATGAATTGGATTATTTATTAGATTCAAAGCATTTTACTAATCATATAAATGATACATTTACATTGGAAAATGTAGATATTAATGATTTAGTACCAAATACAAAAAAGAAAAAAATACAAATCGATAATAATGATATTCCTTTAGAATTGTCTAATATAGATGAAATGAATAAATTAAATGAGTTATTTAATACATCAAATAGTGAAACAGAAGCCGATACAAATATAAATGCTGAAGAAATTACAATTACTTTGGATACTATATCAAATGAAAAAAATAGCTCTCAACATTCTAAATCTAATTCAACCAATAGTTCGTGTTCGTCGAGGTCATCCAATACTTTAGATGATTCAGAAGACGATTTAGAAGATGAATTAGACGACGAATTAGAAGATAATTCTGATGATGATTTAGATGAAAATATGAGTGATGATGAAAATAGTTTAGAATCCGACGAAGAAGTAAATGCAATTATTCAAGAAATGCCTGTAAATATTATATGTCTTGAAAAATGTGATAACACTTTAGATTATTTATTAGTAAATGATGAATTAACAATTGAAGGATTAGAATCTTGTTTATTTCAGGTAATTATGATTTTACTAACATATCAAAAATTATTTTCATTTACACACAATGATTTACATACAAATAATATTATGTACATTAATACAGACAAACCTTATATTTATTATTGCTATCAAAAGAAATACTATCGCATACCAACATTTGGAAAAATATTTAAAATTATTGATTTTGGTAGAGCTATTTATAAATATAACAATGTTACTTATTGTAGTGATAGTTTTAATAAAGACGGTGATGCTGCTACACAATATAATATTCCTCCCTTTTTTAATGAAAATAAACCAAGAGTTGAACCAAATTATAGTTTTGATTTAACACGATTAGCATCTGCAATGTTTGACTTTATTGTAGACGATAATTTTGAACAATTAGAATCACTGAAAGTCATAGCAGTATATGAAGCTATTATTGATTGGTGTACCGATGATAAAGGACGGAATATATTATATAAACAAAATGGTGATGAACGATATCCTGATTTTAAATTATATAAAATGATAACTCGAACCGTTCATAATCATACACCAGAAAATCAATTGAAACGACCATGCTTTGCAAAATATAGTATTGCAAAAAAAAAAGTAACAAAAAAACAAATATTAAATATTGATAGCTTAATGGAACAATATTTAACTACTTCACCATAATAAATTGATTTTGTTTCATTTCATTTAATAAGTCTTTATATATAATTTCTAAAATGTCTTTATGGGGTTCTTCTCTTATTTTTTCTTTTTTGATTAATTTATTTTTTATAGGAGGAAGACCTAATACTTTATGTAATATATGCATATTTTCAAATAAATCTTCATATTTAATACAATAAATTTTATAATTTTTATTTTTCTTATGTACATAATTATTATAAAATTCATTAATTCTATACAAATCTTTTTCTTCTTCTATTACTTTATCAAACTTTATCATATGCGGTAACTCAATATGTTTTAAATGATTTGGATTTCTAAAAATAGAATATATGCTTTTAATTGGATTTTTATAAATGAAAATAACTTTATACTGATTTATTTTGTTATCTGGTATTTTTATTCCATTAAAATGTTCGCGATAAACATTACCACCACAAACGGTTCCAGTATATTCTAATTTATCTGGAGGATTTCTTGAATGAATATGGAAAGATTGTCCATATTGTTTTAAATAATTACATAACATGGTAGAGCCACAACCCCCATAACTACATACATAAAATATATTATTTGACATATATTATATATAATAAATTATATATAATATTATTAACGTATTCGTTTTACCATTCATGTTTTACATCATTGAAATTATTGTAATTATGAGATCCATGTATATATTTAATATTTTTAATACACAGAATTTGATTTTTTTGTAACCAATTTTTTATACATACTGCCTGTATATTACTATCACCCCATCGATATTCAACTATACCATTTTGATTAATTACTTCGTTTAAAAAAGTTTGAATATCCTTATTTTCCCAAAATGATGTTTTAGTTATAAAAAAATTATTGTAAAAGTTTTCCATAGGTTTTAAATCTTTTTTAAAATAATTTAAACAAAATGGAACAAACGTCTTTTTAGTAAGTTCATGTGGATCTTTTTTTCGTCTTATATAACCATAACTATAATTATGCGTTTTCATAAATTGAAAAATGTCATAATCTATAGGTTGGTCTATAATACCGTCATCGTCTAATCTCATAATATATTCATATTCTTTAACATAATTATATATTTCTTTTGACCAAAAACGACACATTTTTTTATATCCGTTACCTTGTAATTTTTTCCATAAATTAGAAATATTTAGAAATATTATTTTTGGATAACTTTTACTTTGTATATATTCTTGATGTTTTTTATTAATATTTCCTTCATGTACAATAATTACATCATAATTAAATTTTTTTATAAAATTTTCATATAATTTATTGTTTCGTTTTATTAATTCATTATATCTATTCATATTATTATATCCCTTTACTAAACCTATTACGGCACATTTCATATTATATATATATATATATAATATGAATTATACTAAACGTATTGAAAACATAAAGGGGGATATAAAATTGCAAAGATATCAAAAAATTCCTTATAATATAATACAAACTTTTAAAACTAGGGATGTTCCTATTACCATGTGGGATAATGTATATAAATGGCATTTGTTAAATCCGGAATACAATTATTTATTTTTTGACGATAATGATATTTATAAATACATAAATGATTGTAACTTTAATAAATTAAATATATCTAAAAATGATTTTAAAAAAGCTTTATTAAAAGTTAAACCTGGTGCTGGAAAAGCTGATTTATTTAGATTATTAATTGTTTATAATATCGGAGGATGTTATTTTGATATTGATACAACACCATTATTTTCATTAAAAAAATTTGTAAATTCAAATGATGAAGTTGTTTCAGGTATAGGATATCGTGGTGATTTTCATCAATGGGGTCTAATTTATATAAAAGAACATCCTTTTATTAAAAAAGCTTTGGAAATAGCAGTTCAAAATGTTATAAATGAAACATTTATAGACAATATAAAAATGTTGCCCTATCTATGTGGTCCACCGGTATTAGATATAGCAATTAAATCTGTTTTAAATTATAAAAAAGATTATAAATTTTTACCTGGAATATTTAAAATAAACAGTATATCTTTTACACTATTAAAAGGAGATTTTTTTAACAATAATGTAAAATTTAAATATTCAAATTATAAGAATGATTTAAAAATAATGAATCATACTTATTGGCAATCTGAAAAAATATTTAATGATTAAAAAGTGGGTTCTCCCACAAATACATCTGTTTTCAATGCCTTAGGTTTCAATTGTTCTTTTGCATATATACCTACCAAACTTGCTGCAAATACAACCACCGTGTTCTTAATTATTTCCTTACCATTTATTTTTTGTTTTTTTAACTTTTCTTCTACTAATTTGAAAATTAAAAATAAAACACTAATAATTCCTGCAATTAAAAACATTTCTTCCATTTAATTTATATTAATACTAAACCAACATAAATTAAACGAGTTACGTTAATACTTCTATATCTAATGATGGTTTTGATAAATTCATTTTTTTATCCGATAAATCTTCACTAATTAAATCATCTAAATTCAAAGAATCACCTATTTTAATTTTATCACCATCATCTTCATCATCATATAATGTAGGAGGTTTTATAGGTGGATCATTTATTAAATCTTTTGTTTCTTTTGTTCCATCTACACTAACTGCTTCGGTAGTCGGATTGAAAGAAATTTTATTTGGTATATCTATTGTTTCTGAGTCATCCAGTGTTGTTGCTTCTTTTAATGTATCCTTTTTCTCTATAGTTATTCCTGTATTTACATTATCTTTATTTATAATTATAGAAGGTTTGTCATTCATTTTAAGGTCTTCTTTTTTTAAATCTTCAGTCTTTTTAAGCTCTTCTTCTTTTTTTACTAATTCTTCTTTTTTTCTATCTAATTCTTCTTGTTCCTCTTTACGTTTCTCATCTTCTTGTGTTTGTTTTTCTGCTTTTTCTTTTTCTTCATCCGTTTCTAAATTATTAACCTTTACAATTTCTTCTTGCTCTGATACATTTAATTCTTCCGTTTCATCAATATAAGCTCTTAAAATATTGTCAATGGGTATATTGTCTCTAACTGTATTCATTATACTTTCTTTTACTATTAATTCAAACTCTCTATTTCTTTTTTGCATTTCTAATGGTGGAATATTTCTTTCAAATAAATAAATATTAATATATAACTTTCTAGCAATGCTTATATATACTTTGTGAATAAAAATATCCAATTTTGGTATTTCTAAATCTATCTTTTTTTGTTGACTACTCACACGCACGCATGTTAATGCTTTTAATTGAATGATATGGACACATGTTAATAAATCTTCTATATAATTACAATTACTTTTTTCAATTATACGACTTCGTTCTGTCTCTATTATTGTTTCATTCCATTCAGGTATTTTCGATAATAAATTTTGAAAAGTCATTAAATATTTTTCCATTTCATCGTCATCTTTACATATTTTCCAAGCTTCGCTAAATATTGACTTAAATCCATCAATTATATGATATGTCAGGATGTTTACTAATCTTATACACCATTCGTTTTTGCTCTCATTTAAACTTGCAATCGAATAATCATCCATTTACATAAACGGAATATTTTCTAAATCCAAATTATAACTTAAAAAATGTAAAATAATATACATCAATAAAACTTCGTTTCTAATTTCTAACCTAAATTTATTAAATAAAAAAATAAATTTGCATTTATCTAACGATAAATCGATTGAGTTTGATAAATAATTTATTAAATCTAACGCACTATAACCTTTTTTATATAATAATTCAGCTCTATTAAATAATTGTAAATGTGTCATTTCTTTTGTAGTTGAAAACGTTTTTTTTATATAATTCATTCTTGTTTTATATAATGATTCAAAAGGGAAAGTTTGTTGTAAATTATATTGATACAAATTTACTAATTTATTATTTAATATAGGATTTTCCACATATATTTCACAAAATCTAGACAATATAGGCTTCAATAAACCATTTTTATTATTTACAATAATAAAGAAACGTGTACTTTCGCTGAATAATTCTATACATCTTCTAAGTGCTGATTGAGCGTCTATAGTCAAATTATTTGCATTAGTCAGTACAATAGATTTAAATTGAGTTCCATTTTTTGTATCTATTTTAGACTTTGCGAAAAATTTTAAATCTTCTCTAATAAACTTTATACCTTTAAATCTAGAACAGTTTACATACATTACATAAGAAGGCGTAATATTATTGTTGTATATCTTATTTAGAAAATCTATTAAAATTGTTTTTTTTCCTGAGCCATAATCGCCATGAAATAATATATGAGGAATATCTTCTTTTTTGTGAAAATAATCTAATTTTTTATATATTTTTGAATGAAAATTTTTCATAAATTAAATGTATTCTTATATTTATATGTATTATACTTTAAAAACTAAAACAATTAAATTTAAAACGCAAAATATTTCTATAGATAA